GGTCCCAGACAACGTCTTCAACCTGGAGGCTCAATCGTACTTGTAATGACAAGGTGGGCTCAAGATGATTTGACCGGTCGATTAATAAAATCAGAAAATGAACCTAAAGCAGACAAGTGGGAGAAAATTTCTTTTCCAGCTTTGCTTGGTGAAGATGACAATGTCCAACCCGTGTGGCCTGAGTATTGGTCTCTAGATGAATTAGAAAAAGTTAAAGCGTCAATATCAATTAGAAATTGGTCAGCTCAATACATGCAAAACCCCACGTCAGAGGAAGGAGCGATTCTTAAAAGAGAATGGTGGCAGCCTTGGGTCGGGGATCTTCCTACGTTAAAACATGTTATTCAATCTTATGACACTGCATTCAGTAAAAAAGAATCTGCCGACTACTCAGCCATTACTACATGGGGAATATTCACGCCTCACGAATCAGGGCCTGATGCTATTATGTTAATTGATGCTATTAAAGGTAAATATGATTTTCCAGAATTAAAAATGGTTGCACTCGATCAATATAAGTATTGGCAACCAGAGACAATTATTATAGAAGCTAAAGCTAGTGGACAAAGTTTATTACAAGAACTAAGACGAATGGGTATACCGGTTATGGATTACACACCAGGAAGAGGCCAGGACAAACACTCACGGGTCAACGCCTGTTCTCCGATATTTGAATCTGGACAAGTATATTTCCCTAGAGACGAACATTGGGCTCAAGAAGTTATTGAGGAATGTGCTGCGTTTCCTCATGGTGAGCATGACGATTATGTAGACAGTACGACACAAGCTATGTTAAGATACCGACAAGGTTCTTTTGTAACTACTTATTCTGACGAGGATGAGATGGAAAGTTATAGAGAACGTAAATACGTATATTATTAATCAAAGGAGACGACATGTCAAAAAAATTAAAAAGTAGATTGAAGAGAGCAGCACTCGCTGGTATAGCGATGTACGGTGCATCTAAAATGTTAGGGGCACAAAAGACTGCAGCTCCTATCGGAGCACCTCCAGGAGCTAAAACTCCATCATCAACAAAAATTAATGCTAAGAAGAGAGTTGTGGATCTAGGTCCTGAAACAAAAAACATTGTTGGTCAGACAACAAAAACAACTGTAGACAAAGATGCTCTTCCAAGAGAGGTAGAAGAGAAAGCTTCTAAGATAAAAGCAGTTCAAAAGAAAATTAATAAAGCTGTTGTAAAAAGAAAAGATGCAGGAATGCTTTCACCAACTATGCCAAAATCTGAAAGTCAGTACAATGCTATGACAAAAGAAAATTCTGGTTTAGGAATGTTTGATGGTGCCAAAAGAGGTAAAATGATCAGAGCACGTGGTGGTGGATTAGCAAAAGGCGGAATGAGACCAACAAAACTTTACTAAGTTAAAATGGCTGAAATTGAAAAAGCAATTGAAGAGGAAGTAACAACTCCTAATTCTGAAGAAGTAGATGTTGAAATAGAAGGTGAAAAATCTGAAGTAGAAGAAGTTATCGATCTTACAGAACAATTCTATTCTAATCTTGCAGAAGAGATGAGTGATGATGTTCTACAAAGAATGTCTAATCAACTTTTAGATGATTATAAAAAAGATAGAGTCTCAAGAAAAGATTGGGAAACATCTTACACAAATAATTTAGATCTTCTTGGAATCAAACACACAGAGATGACTAGACCGTTTAAAGGTTCGGCATCCGTGACTCATCCGTTATTATCCGAGGCAGTTACATCATTTCAAGCACAAGCATATAAAGAATTACTTCCATCATCAGGACCTGTAAAAACTAGAGTCTTGGGGGTTGAAGATGAACAAAAAATGAATCAAGCACAACGAGTGCAAGATTTCATGAATTACATGATCACCGAAGAGATGGAAGAGTACACTCCAGAATTCGATCAATTGTTATTTTATTTAGCGTTAGCAGGATCAGCATTTAAAAAAGTTTACTACGATGAAGTGATGCAAAGAGCTGTATCTAAATTTATTCCTGCAGAAGATTTAGTGGTACCATATTATGCAACCGATTTAATGGAATGTGAAAGAATTACTCATGTCATTAAAATGGGAGAAAATGAAATTCTTAAAAAACAAGCAGCAGGGTTCTATAGAGATGTAGAATTAAAACCAACTGCGAGTGGTCCTACAGAAATTGAAAAAAAATATCAAGAGTTAGAAGGGGTAACACCTTCAACAGACAAACAATATTCATATTCAGTACTTGAGATGCATGTTGATTTAAACTTAGAAGAGTTTGAAAACAACAATTCAGAAAAAGAAGTAAAAATTCCTTACATTGTAACTATCGATGAAGGTTCAGGAGAAGTTTTATCTATCTATCATAACTACGATATCAATGATGAGACTAAAAAAAGAAAAGAATACTTTGTACATTTTAAATTTTTACCAGGATTAGGGTTTTATGGTTTTGGATTAACACACATGATAGGTGGATTATCTAGAACTGCTACACAATCTTTAAGACAATTACTTGATGCAGGTACATTATCAAACTTACCTGCAGGATTTAAGTCTAGAGGTATAAGAATCAGAGACGATGACCAACCATTTCAGCCAGGAGAGTTCAGAGATGTGGATGCACCAGGTGGAAATATCAAAGATCAGTTTCAAATTTTACCATTTAAGGAGCCATCAGCTACATTATACCAACTAATGGGCTTTGTTGTTCAAGCAGGACAGAAGTTTGCAGCGATTACTAACATGGATACAGGTAATGATTTGCAAAATAGAGCTGTTGGTACGACTGTTTCACTATTAGAGCGTGGATCGAGAGTCATGAGCGCAATACACAAGCGATGCTACTACTCAATGAGAAGAGAATTTAGACTTTTATCAAAAGTGTTTGGTACATATCTACCACCAATCTATCCATATTCAGTATATGGTGCAGATCAAGCAGTAAAACAAACTGATTTTGATGAAAGAGTGGATGTTATACCAGTTGCCGACCCAAATATCATGAGTATGGCACAAAGAGTAACGCTTGCTAACGAAAATTTAAAGATTGCAATGTCAAATCCTTTAATGCACAACTTGAGAGAGGCATATCGAAGAGTATATGAAGCATTAGGGACTCAAGATATAGATCAATTACTTATTCCACAAGAAAAACCAACACCAAAAGATCCTGCAACGGAAAATATGGAAGTTTTAATGCAAAAACCATTAAAAGCATTTCCAGATCAAGATCATGATGCACATATCAATGCACATAGAGCTTTTATGTCTACAAGAATGGTGCAAATCAATCCTCAAGTGTATTCAGCTCTACAAGCACATATATCTGAACACGTTTCAATGAAAGCTCAAGGAGAAGTTGGTGCTATGGTTGCAGACAATCCAGAAATGCAAGCACAATTTCAAACGGATCCTCAAGGAGCACAAATTCAAATTAATGCTATGGTTGCAAGAAGAGTTGCAGAACTTACATTAGAGTTAGCACAGAGTGAAGCAATGGGTCAACAGAAAGATCCACTAGTTGCATTGAAAGAAAGAGAGTTGGATCTTAAAGCTATGGACTTACAGAGAAAAGCTGAGCAAGATATGAATGTAAATGAAATTAGAGAAAATGAAATTGATGAAAGATTAGATATTGAAAAAATGAAACTAGAAAATAATGAAGATCAAGCAGCAGAAAGAATCAGAATTGCTGATGAGAAGTTAGAGATTGCTAGAAGAAAGAAAAAATAATGAAAAGAAAAATTAGAAAATATAGAGGTGGTGGTATGGATGCCGGTAATAAAGCTAACCAAGCTAAAAGTGCATCTATGGGAAATGTTGGAGCAGATAACAGATTAGCTTCTGCTACAGATTACAGTGGATTAAAAAATAGATCACAAAGCACTACTGATGCATTAAATGCACAAAGAAAAGGTGCAAGAGAATCTATTAGTCCAAGCACAAGAACAGGAAATAGAATTGCAGGAGCAGTAATGAATGCAATTATTCCTTTTAGTGGAACTGTATTTAATAAAGTTGTTGATAGCAAAGCAATGGGTTATGGTAAAACAAAAAAGAAAACTGTTATGCCACCACCAACAAATAACAATAATAACGATGGAGGTCAAAATTCAATTAAACCTATCGTTCCTAATAAACCCATTGATCCATTACTTGTAAAACCAAAAGAAAATTTTTTTAATTTTGTAGCATATAATTCTGGTGGAATATCTTATGGACCACCTCCTAAAAGAGGACCAAATCCACAAGTACCACCTGTTAAAATGAATAAAGGAAAAATGAATAATATGTCCTGTCCACACAGACCAGATGGAATAAGAGGAATGGGTGCAGCAATTAAAGGACACAAATTTATAGGAGTTAAATAATGTGGTTTTCAGCAATTAAACTTGCAGTTTCTGCAGGATCAAAAATTTACGCAAATAAACAAAAAGCTAAAATGGCAATGTCTGATGCACAATTGTTACATGCAGAACGTCAAGCTCGAGGTGAGGAAGCTTACCAAGGAAAACTTTTAGAAGCTAGACAATCGGACT